GCACCATGGGCATAGAAAATTTAGATGTTAAATCGTACAAAGAAGTTTTAGCTAATGCAGCTAATTTAACTTCTGGTAAAAATGTTCAATCTAGACAAATAAGCAAAGCTAGAATAAAAGCTATTTTAAATGGTGGACCAGATGGTATTAAAGCATTACTTGGTGAAACAATGGAAACATCAGATGCTGATTTATTACCAGCTCCTAACATGTTGCAGTCTGGTATTGATAGACTTGCACAAAAAATATCTGGCGTACCTAATGTACGTGTAGATATTCCTAATGATGTAGATTCTGCTAGAGCAAAAAATAGAGCAGAAAAACTTGAACGCATTGTTACAAGTTATGATGAAAAACAAAATTTAAGTTTACAATTAGCACAAGCTTCTAGATGGTTACCAGGTTACGGTTATTGTGCTTGGGTAATTACAACTAAAAGAGATAAAAATGGTTTTTATTATCCTAGTGCTGAACTACGTGACCCATTTGATACATTCCCAGGTAACTTTGGTCCAGACCAAAAACCTAGAGAACTTGCTGTTGTGCGTAGAGTACCTAGATATAAACTTGCACAGATATATCCAGAATTTGCAGAACAAATTTTAAAACAAGATGATGATGATGAAACAGGACAAGAATATCAAGATTATGCTACACCATTTATGTCATATGATACTAACCGTGAACAACAATGGGAAGATAATACTTCTCAAGGTGTACGAGTTATTGAATATTATGACCAAGGTGGAACATACATAATATTTCCTGAACGTAGATTAATACTAGATTTTATACCTAACGTACTATCAACACCACCATTTGTATTTGTTAAAAGAGTATCTTTTGACATGCTTAAAGGACAATACGACCATGTTATTGGCTTGATGGCTATGATGGCAAAAATAAATATTATGTCAGCAATAGCTATGGAAGATTCTGTGTTTACAGAAACTAACATATCAGGTGAGATAGAATCTGGACAATATAGAAAAGGTAGATTTGCAGTAAATTATCTTGCACCTGGTACACAAGTTTCTAAACCACAAAACAATATGCCATATCAATTGTTCCAACAAATTGATAGGTTAGAGCGTCAACTTAGATTAGTAGGTGGTTATCCAGTTACTGATGACGCACAGTCACCTAATAGTTTTGTTACTGGAGCTGGACTTCAAGAACTTAATGGTGCTATGTCATTAATGATTAATGAGTATAGAGAAATCATTAAACATGGTCTTATTGAAATGGATTCTAAGAGATTAGAAATGGATACTGTTTTGTCTTACTCACAAGCTATAGGTAAAAAACCTATGGCTGGTTATCTAAACGGAACAGCATTTTCTGAAAACTATAATCCGCTACAAGATATTGGTGGAGATTATAGAACAAGACGTGTCTATGGTGTTATGGCTGGATTTGATGAACCACAAAAAATTGTAACTGGTTTGCAATTATTACAAGCTGGTGTTATAGACGTAGAAACTTTACAAGATAATATTGATGGTTTAGAAAATATACAAAAAGTTCAAGAACGTATTCGTAAAAATAAAGCAGAAAACGTTTTATTTGATGCTTTATTACAAAGGTCTGCACAAGGTGATGTACAAGCAACTATGGCTGCTATAGCTGTTTATGAAAATCCAGCTGCTATATTAGATATATTTAGACAGTTCTATACACCACAAGAACCACAGATGACACCTGAGCAAATGGCTATGATTGAACAACAAATGATGCAACAACAAATGGGACAACAACCTCCTAGTATTGCTGCTGCGTTTGGAATGTAATGAGATGGATGAATTTTACGAAGGTGAATTTTGGGAAATGGTTTACCAAGAGTATGGAGTTGTAGACGAACTAGACATTCTTTCTGAGAATGTTATAGAAATTATACAACCTCAACCAGGTATAATTATTTTAATAACAAAGGATATGTATGGGGAACAAGAAACGGACTAATAGAGGTGGCTACAGACAACCAGCTGAACCTGCTTATGTAAAAGCTGCTGGACCTGGTGCTAGAGCTGGAGCTAACAGAACTGATGGTGGAGCTGCTAGTCTTAAACAACCTATTAGAAGATTACCTGATGCAGGTTATCAAGAAAATAAAGCATTTGTTGCTGCTCAAGAAGCTGTAAATGGCTTACCTAAAGCTGCACCTACACCTGCTCAAATAGTTAAATCAGCTGGTGGTAGTAAACCACAAGTTTTTACAGGAACAGAGTTACCTGGACAAGACCCTAGAGCTGGTGGTGCAACTGGTCAAAGTATTGGTGTTGAAGCTATAGCATCTGCACAAGATGATGTATATGTTTTATTAGATGTACTTGATTCAAGAAATCCTAACAATCCTTTAATACAACAACTTAAAAATACAAGAGCAGTACAAAAATATAATAAAATATAATGCTTAACGATATATACGATATAAGCAATTTAGGTAATCAAAGTCAACGTTTAAAATCACGTTATAAACAAATGAATGATTATATTGCATTAAATCCTGCATTTGAACAAAGATATTTAGCATTAACAGAACGTTATAATTTTCCTCCTGAATTATTAAAACCATTAGCTGAACAAGAAGATATACCTGTAGATGCAAAAGCATTACAAGAATTAAGCGATATGTGGGTTATGGAAAAAGCTGTACAAGCTGCTAATGACTGGGCTGATGTTTCAAAAGAATATAAATCTCGTGGTTACAACGATGATATGCAAATGAATATGTTACAAGTATTTGGTATTGGTTATGGAATTGATAATGCTTTATGGATGCTTAGAAAAGGTGTAGAAGCAGTTACACCAATTGAATTTGATGAATCATTTGGAGAAATTGATATACCAGGATTTGGCCATTTAGATTTAACTCCGGAAGATTTTGTTGGACCAGTTAAAATGGCTAAAAATTTGTCTTTATGGACAATGGCTACATTTGATGCAATATCTGAATTATATGTAAAATATTCTCCAAGTTATCGTTCATCTATTGAAAAACCATATTTAGATAAACAAACAAATAAATTAATTTATCCAGAAGAATATGAAAAATTAAGTCCAATTAAAAAACATATAATGCAATATCCAGGTTTGAATTTATTATTACCAGAAAATAAAGCTTTATTTAATGGACGTGTATGGGCATATGCTCAACAAATGAATGCTATGGATGAATATTTAGAAAAAGGATATACTCAACAATATGCACAACAATTTATTCCTATTGATTTATCTAAAACAGAAGTTAAAGGTTTAGGTAAAAAAGGTAGTTGGTTACAAGAAACCAAAGATTGGATTAAATTTGCACAAGAAGCAAAAAAACAAGGTGGTAGTCCATATTTATTTGATATGCTTAATCAAGTACGTTCAGGTCAAGCAGTAAACTACAATAGAGAAAATATTGTTAGTGTTGAAAGTTTAATGGCTAAAGATAGTCAAGGAAATTATAAACCTGAAATATTAGAATTAATACAACGTGGTTGGTCTGATAAAGATGCTGAAACAATTTGGTATGCATACAATGGAAAACCTATTGTATTACCAAATGAAAATGGAACAATTAATTGGACTTCAATTCAAAGACCACAGCAAATAGAAGCTTTTGCTGGTAGAAAATTTATATATAATCCTGATTTAGCACAAGAATATGCTGAAAATAAACAAACTAATTTAAATGAAGCATTAGGTATTGAAATACCATATTCATCTGGAAGATATCAAGCATCATTAAAGTTTGATGTTGGTACTGATGAATATAACAATTTATCTGGTTGGATTGATGGATACGAAAGAATAGTACCTGAACTTTTTGGTGGAGGTGCTATTAAATTTTTAAAGAAAAGTAAAAAATTATTAACAACATTAAATAAACTTGATAGATTTAGTGATGCTGAATTATATAGTCCAATTAAGAAAAAAGAAATAATTACAGATTGGATTAAGTCAAATAAAGCTAATCCATTAAATGGTAATTCAATAGATAATGTTGATGAGTTTATTGATACTTTTGATTACACTATTAGCTCTAAAAAATTAATTAAAGAATTATCAAACGATTTAAAATTAGCTCGTCAACAAACTGCTAAATTACGTAAAGAGTGGGGTTTATTTGGCGGTAGAGCTACTGGTATGTTTAATACTACAACTGAAAAAGTTGTTAAAAATTTAACTGATAGCGGTTTATTACAAAAACTTGTTAAAAATCAAAGTCCTGATGTTTTAATTAATAATCCTTGGACTAAAAATATGCCTGAACAGATACATCAATTGTTGTTAGAAACTGACAATTTAGATAGTATGCAAAAAATATTTACTAAAATTTATAGTGACCAAGGTTTGAAATTGCCTGGTATGAATCAATTATTTAAATTAGATACTTTACCAAAAGGTCAATCTAATTTATTAAGTGCAGCTTTAACTAAAGCAACAGGTACTCCTGTAACAGTTCCTTCTTTAGGAAGTTTAACTGGTAGAGTTGCTAACAGAACTCTTAAAGCAATAGATAGTGTTGGTAATATACCTAGACAATTTAATTCTGGTGGATTAAAAATGATTAAACCTAAAATTCTTGATGGTAAAAGAGTTCTTAACAAAGAAGAATTTTATCGTTGGACTAGAACTGGAGATGAAAGTTTAGGTAGAAATTTAGGTTTTTATTCTGAATTTACTAATGGCATGTCACCTCAATGGCAAAAGTTATTTGGTAAACAACCTACACAATCTTTAAATTATTACAATAGAGGCAAAGCTTATGAAACATTGATTAGGCATTTAAAAACTACAGGTTATGGTTCAGCTAAAATTGATGTTATATTAAAAGATTTTTACAATATTGATAAATGGACTGTTACAAATGTTAATGATTTTGCAAAAAGATTAAGAGATGCTGACTTATCATTAATAAGAGAAAGAGTTGGTGAAAGTAGAGCTAATATCTTAAAAAGAAGAATGGATGCTTTATATGCTGATGAAACTCAACTTAAAGGTTACATGGCTGACCCTGAAGGAAGATTGGTTAATGATTCATACACACCAAGAATTGTTGACCCAAATACTGGTAAAACTGCATTTGTTCACTCTCCAACTTTAATATCTGAAGCTGCTGACCAAGGTGCATCATTAACTAACAATAGGTTAATGAATAGATTACTTGGTAGATTTTATACTGAAATAGAACCATTAATGTCTGGTAGAGGATTTATAAGCAATTCTTTAGACAATATGAAAAAATTAATAAAAGAAAATGGTTTTTTTGCAGGAATTAAAATACCTACAACAAAAATTGAAAATGATGCGTTAACACAAGTATTAGATTTTTGGACACAATCTTATTTTAAACCTAAAGCTATAGGAAAACCTGCATTAACTCAAAGAGTTATATTTGAAGAACAACTTGCATTTTTAGTACATCCTGATTTAACAAGTTTTCTTGACCATCCAATACAAGCATTGCAATGGCAATTTAGTTATGGTCAATTACCAAAACGTTCTTTTATAGCAAAAATAATGAAAAAAATTATTGATTCAGGTGAAGATATAAATGGTATTACAGCATCAACTATATACCATGATGCTTTGCAAGCTAATTTTACTTATAGTGGTATGAATTATAAAAACATAAATTCAAAATTAATTAATTACGTACCAGTTTCATCAAAAAATCCTAAAGCATTAGAAGGTTATATATTTCAATATCATAAATTAAGAAATGATAAATTTGCTAAAAAAATTGTTGAACTAGGTTGGGATACACCAGAATTAATAGCTTGGACAAAAACTAATGAAGCAGCAAAAATGGTTGATGAATATATAGATACATTTGGTCCTCAAATGGAATATTTAAGAACAGAACAAGGATTAATGGAACATTTAAATAAAGTTGAAGCAAATATTCGTATGCGTACTGGTATGCCTATGAAAGATGGTGTTCATTATGGTATTTATGAATCAGGACCAAAACAAGGCATGCATTGGTTTGATAATTCATTTGATGATTTAGGTAACCCTGCTTTAAGGCAAGGTATATTATCAGGTAGTGTAGAAACAACAATTGGTGATGAAATAATTAAATTTAATTTAGCACCAGATATTTCTAATCCTTTTGCAAGATATAGCTCAAAAGAAGAAAAAGCTATGCAAGTAGGTTTTCAAAAAATTGTTAATTTAGAAGAATTAAATTTTGGTAAAGTTTTAATAAAAGACCCTAAAATAATTGACAAACCATTAGCTAGAGCAAATGAAAAATTAGATTATGCATTAGATTCTATTTTTAATTTTTTATTATCAGAACCATTAGCTAGATTACATCGTTCACCTAAATTTAAAGAATTTAGATGGTTGTATTTAACTGGTTCATTTGATACTTTTACTAAAAAATTACAAAAAGAATATATTGCAGAAGCTATAGCAGCAAAAATACCTAATAGTGTTATTAATGAATTAAAAGGTATTTCTTTATTAAAATCAGGAAAAATAGATAACTATCAAATGACAAGTGATATGGCATCTAGTTATGCTTTAACAAATCTTAAAGAGTTATTATACGATACTAAAACAAAACATAGAATATCTGAAATATCAAGAAACATATTTCCATTCCCAGAAGTTTTCTTTGAAATGGGAAGAAGATGGTCTAAATTGTACACAATGAATCCTTACTTTGTAAGGCAAGGTGCTATATCTTATAAAGGAGCTAGAGCAGCTGGAAATGTATATGCATATGAAAATCAAGGTACTTTTGTAAAAGACCCAGATACTGGTGAAGATATGTTTATTATGCCGTTTAATGCTAAAATGAATAACTTGTTATTTGGTCAAGATAGTAACTTTAAAATGATTGCAAAGGGTTATTTATCTGGTGTAAACATGATAAGTTCTCAAGTATTTCCAGCACAAACTCCATTAGCTGCTTGGAATATTAAATTTTTATTTGATAAAGTTGGTGTAAAACAAGAATTAGCAGATGACTTTTTTGGTGCATTTCCTCCACCAGATAACTTTGTAGAAACACTTGCTGGTGGTAGATTAACATTTTTAGATAAACTTAGAGCTAGTTTAGGTGGTGCTAAAGGCGGTATAGATTTAGTTAGAGAAGCTTTATCAGAAACATATGTTGACCCAGATAATAATTTTGAACGATGGGAAATGGATTCTAAAGTCGAACATATGCGTGCAGAAGCATCAATTGATGTTTGGGATGCAATTAAAGGTAGCCATGATGAAG